GGAAACTCGCGAGCCAGGCGGCCTTGAACCAAGGCCCACTGACCGAGTCCCATAAACCGCCATCCGGACCGGTTACCGAAGAAAGGATGGGTGCCAACCACTGCGACATCCATTTAGATGGACGAAGCATGTGGAGGAACCCAACCAGGTCTCGGACAACGCGAGTGGAAAAGACAAAGTCTCTGTTCAGGGCATCCTGAATAAGAACGACTAATATACGAGGATTACGAATTACCGACAAAATCAGCCCCGGACCCATCGGAGATAAATCTCCGAGATGGGGGTGGACCCACCGTTTAGCAAACTCTAGACATCCCGATTCCATTTCGAATGACTTCGATATGTTAATCGAGACTCCTAAGTCTGTTATTAGGGTGTGGTAGGCAGAAGCAACAGCATCATCGGCAATGATAATATCATCACCGAGGAGTGCATATTGCTCAAACCAAGCTTTATGGCCGACTCTTCGAGCTGCAATCTGTACCAGGATATGGTGGCAGATGGCAAGCATAGCCCAGGAAGACAGTGCTCCCATAGGCTGACCAACCGCATAAAAGACGGGTTTACCCTTAAGATACCAAGGCCGAACTACAAGTAGAGCAGCCCAGTGATAAGCCCAAGAGACCCCTAGGGCCTCAAGGACTTGTACCTGAAAAGAAACAGGAAGTCTATCCGTCGCTGCAGACAGATCATAGGAATAAACCTTAGCTCCGGAAGCTCGGACATACGCTATGAGACGGTGGACAGGTGCCAACTGATCGAAGGTACCGTCCTGAGGAATAGATTTCAGAATGTCGAAACATGCATCATGGAGGGGCCGCAGGAGAACCTGGGTCCACCAATCTGTAATGGCGACAATCCGAACCTTTCCTCTCGCCTCAAAGAGTGTGACTAAGCGACCTAGGAACCGAGGGAAATTCTTAGATACTGCCAGCACGGGAACCAGAGGGAGGCTCACCAAAATCGTAAATAAGTTCCAAGCGAGAAGAACCCATGCCTTTTGAGCCCAAGCTACAGCTAGCCAATGGAACCACGTAAGTGGATCCCGGAGGAAAGCAATAGCATCAAGGCCAAGAGACCATGTGGAATGCTTTGAGTTTGGACCTGCGGACTCCGAAAGGTAGTTCCAGGAAACCTTTGCGAGAGCTAGACCCTTAGGTAACAGACCAACGGCAGAATTCACCTCCCAAATTGAGAGAGTGATGCTTGCTCCTGTAAAGGGACCGGTAACGGTCTCCAATTTTAGGACTGGGGCACAGCCAATTACTCTGTAGACCGAAAGGACGGACAAGGTAACTTTGATTACACTTAGGGAAAACGCATGGTATTCACCATTTAACTGGTGGAAGATCACGCGCAGATCCTTCGGTAGTAATAAAGGCAATCCTGCCCGCGTCAAACCGACTCGGACAGAGGACCCAGATTGAATGAGGC